TGGGCGGGTTCGGCGGAGAAGCTCACGACCATCGGCGGATACGCTGACTTCCGAGGTTGGGCGGGTTCGGCGGAGAAGCTCACGACCATCGGCGGAGACGCTGACTTCCAAGGCTGGGCGGGTTCGGCGGAGAAGCTCACGACCATCGGCGGATACGCTGACTTCCGAGGTTGGGCGGGTTCGGCGGAGAAGCTCACGACCATCGGCGGATACGCTGACTTCCGAGGCTGGACAGGTTCAGCGGATAAAATCAAAACAAATACTGGCGAAATTGCGAAAACGATATGCCGCGACTCGGAGAAATCCGCATTTGCTGCACTTGGGCTAGTAATGGTTGACGGAATCTTGGCGAAACTTGTTAGCAAGCGCGGGCCAGTGTCGCGGGTTGTGATTATTGGGCAATCGAAGCAATCTTATATTGTGGAGCGCGACGGAAAAACAGCACACGGCGCAACACTAGCGGAGGCTCGCGCTGATTTGCTGGTCAAAATTGGCAATCGAGATACAAAGCCATACAAGGCATGGACGACGAAAACCAAAGTAAGCCTAGAGGATATGATCGTCGCGTATCGGACGATCACAGGCGCTTGCGGTCAAGGTTGCTCGCATTTCCTCGCTGGCAAAAACTATCCCGCGAAGGTGTCTGTTGAGTTCATTATCGGCGAAACAGTCGGTAAATACGGCCACGAAACATTCAAAGCATTTTTTACTAAGTAATATGAAAAAATACAGAACACGTTGGCAGGAAATAGAACTCGTAGAAATCGAAAAAGAAACTGAGTCTTTCGTTTGGATTAAGGGGCGCATAAACCTAAAGCGAAAATATCGCGAATCATATCACGACACGGAGTATGACGCCAAGGCGTTCATTATTGGTGAGGCGGAAGATAACTTGGCGGCGGCAGAACGCTCCGTTGAATACTGCAAACAGAAACTAGAAAATGCAAAAGCCGCTAGACTAAAACTATGAAAACCATCGAAGAACTCCACGCCGAGGCGCAATCAAACTTAGCCGCACTGCGAGCAAGCCAACTGAACGCATATTGCTTTATGATTTGCGTCGTTTTAATCGCAAGCGCGCTGATTATTTCGCTCTTTGTTTAACAAAAACATTGACACTATCAAAAAAAGCGAATACTAACGAATCACTTATGACTAAAAAACGAATCAAATGTCCTAGCTGCTTAGTTGGCACGATTGACAATCCGGCAACCATCGGCGGAGTGCTACGCAAAGAGAGAATCACCGCCAAAGTCTCGCAAAAGGCGATTGCTGCCCGAATGGGCTTAAAGCAAAGCACAATCAGCGACTACGAAGGAACTACGCGCAAAGACTGCGGCTTTAGTCCCGTGCAAGTGCGGGAGTATCGGGCGGCGTTAAAAAAGGCCGTCTTGCTAAATAAAGTCAAATCGGCACTCAAAAAGGAGGCAAAGAAATGAAACGCAAATCTGAATTTTGGATAATCGAAACCGATTCAAGCGGAGAAACGGAAGGCTCTAAAGGCGCAATCGGGCCGTTTGAAAGTATTGCCTATGCCGAAAAATGGCTGAGGCAGAACTCCGCTGACACATACCTTAGCGCAGATAAATCACTGCGCGACGGAATCACGCCTTGGGCCGCGCCAGTGCATATTGTGCAAGTTCTAAAAACGGTAAGCGCTGTTCCTTCCGTAAAAGTGACGGTTACTCTAAAGAACGAAAAATGAACCCGCATCGCCGCTATCGAAAAATCCGCCGACTCCTGCGCGCTGCTGTTGCGACCGTCGCCGTTGTCGCGGGAATTGCGATTACTAAACACTTACTGAAATAACCAACCAAACCAATGAGCGAAAATAACCACCAGCAAGCCGCGATTGAAGTATGGGATGCGATTCCATACGAGAAGCGCACGACCACGACTCGCGCCGACTTTATCACGGCCTTCACCCTTGGCCGAGTCAGCATGAAAGCGTGCTTTGATAAGGCCGAGCTTTTGAAAGTTGGCGACGAACCGAAACCTTTCACCCCTGAGCAAAACCAATAATGAAAACACCTATGTCTAAACTAAAAGCAAAAACGCCGGGCGAAACCGCACCGGGCCACATTAAACAACTTCTATTCGGGCCTAGCGGCGTCGGAAAAACATGGTTTGCCCTGTCATTCCCGAAGCCCTACTACATAGACACCGAGGGGGGCGCAGACCTCGCGCACTATCAAAAGCGACTGGCGGGCGCAGGAGGCGTCTATATGGGGCCAAACGAGGGCACGCTAGACTTCGACACCGTGATAGGACAAATGCAGGCGCTCGCCACGGAAAAGCACGATTACCGCACGCTGATTATTGATAGCGTTACAAAGCTCTATCAGACTTGCATCGCAAACGAGGCCGAGCGCCTTGGAGATAAAGACGCCTTTGGAGCATCGAAGAAACCCGCCGTGGCAAATATGCGGCGGATGATCTCATGGGCAATGCGCCTAGATATGAACGTCCTTTTCGTCGCTCACGAAACGAACGAATGGGGACTCAATCCAAAAAGCGGACAGCGCGAGGAAATCGGCAAGCTGCCTGATATTTTCGACAAGCTCATCTACGAATTGGATTTGACATTGCACCTTCAAAAGCGCGGGCCGCAGCGCATCGCTATTGTCCGCAAGTCGCGCCTGCTAGGGTTTCCAGAGTCCGATACATTCCCGCTGGAATACGCAGAGTTTGCGGCACGCTACGGCAAAGACTTCATCGAAGCTGAGAGCAAGCCAATCGTGCTCGCCAGCGCGGAGCAGGTAGCGGAAATCACGCGCCTTCTCGACGTGGTAAAACTGGCGGAAGGCGAGTTTGAAAAGCTACTCACGAAAGCCAGCGCAGACAGCATCCAAGAACTAAACGAAGATCAAGCGGCAAAGACGCTCGCTTGGCTAAACAAGAAAATCACCAACTAAACAACCAACTAAAAACAATGAACTTCCAACCTAAAACAGTAAAAGAACTACAACAAGAATCCGAGCGGCTGCTTTTGCCAGTTCGTAAAGAGCCATATCCGGCAACCGTTGAATCCGCCGTTGATAAAACGTCCAAAAGCGGAAACGAAATGATAGAAATCAAGCTCAAGGTGTTCGCTGATGACGGCTCGCATCGCATCGTGACCGACTACCTCATGGAAGCGATGGCGCACAAGCTGTTTCACTTTGCGGAGGCAACGGGCAATATGGAAAAATACCAAGCGGGCACGCTTTCATCCGATGACTGCGAAGGCAAAGAACTATTCGTTAAAATCGGGATTGACCCTGCGAACGGAAACTATGCTGCAAAGAACGTGGTGAAAGACTATTCATCGCCGCAATCAGAGTTAAGACACGCCACACAGGAAGAGCCAAAACCCGCGCCGAAGTCTGTGCCGAAACCGCCGAAAGATGCCGACCTTGACGTTGCGCCTGACGATATTCCGTTCAATATCACATTCGCCCCGTTCATCGCCGGACTAGGCGCGGCTGCTTCACTGATTGCTTAACCAAACCACTTTCCCGCCGTGCATCCACTTGCCGAGTCTCGCCATTGGAAATTTCCGATGGACATTGAAAGGGGCGAAGCGATGCGCAGTGTAGCGTCTGTGAACACGGGCGAGCGCATCGGCGGCGGGAATCTTTTCTAAAATGAGCATCACGAAACAATCAAAACCACGCCAAGAGCGAACCACGGGAAGCGCGGCATCGCATCGGACGTCGGGCAAGAAACGAAACGACCTGCACAACTATTTTTATGACGTGCTTTACGGAAACAAAGGAAACGCGCATTGGGAAAGGAAGATTAAAACCAAATGAAGCGCAACGGACACGAATACATTTCCGCTAGTCTCGCGGGGCATCCTCGCGTCAATCGCAAAATTGGCGGGATGCAGACAATCGGCTTCGCGTGCGATGCGTTTTTCGCCAAGCGCGGAATGACGGCAGGAGCGGAGTTATCACCAATCAAACAACCAAAAAGCAAAAGCAAATGAACTATCCCGAAACACCCGGATACAAGCGCGGAGGAACATCGAAGGCGGCTGCGGATTCTATGCAAAAGAAAGCGCCGAGTCTTAGGCAGCAAGTGCTAGACGTTCTCTTTCACCAAGACTTGACCGCTGACGAGTGCGCGGCGGAAGTTGGCAGGTCGCTTTTGTCAATCCGCCCTCGCCTGACTGAATTGCTCGCGCTCGGCAAGATTGCCGACACGGGCACGACGCGGACGAATGATAGCGGCAAGAAGGCAACCGTGTGGCGCGCAGTATGAACCCGCACACAATTCGCCGCCTTTTTCCTCACGCATCTCAATCACTAATCGCCGCAAATGAACAAGACTACGGGAAGCATTACGCTGAAAGTAATAGGCAGATTGCCAAGTTGGAACGCGCTGCTGGCGATGAACCATTGGCAGCGAGCAAAGGAAAAAAAGAAGCATCTGGAAGAGTTCATTTCAAGTTTGTCTCTGTCCGAAAACGCCTTATCGATCCCGATAATGTTAGCGTTAAATGGTTGCTCGACTGTTGCCGACGCATCGGCCTTGTTGCGGGAGATGAGCACGATAAAGTCACGATTGAAACCGCGCAACGCAAAGCCCAAAAAGGCGAGGAAGAGCACACGATAATTGAGATAACGAAACCATGAAAAACGTTCACGCCGCGCTAGAAAAACTTAGAGCTGCTATTGCCGAGTTTGAAGCTGCGATTGCCGAGACTGAATTGCCTTTGGCGATTGAGAAGAACGTGCCGACGACTCGCACGGCGCAACGCATCGCCACGCTGTTTAATCGGCGGCTTACGACGCCTTGGAGCGTGCAGGAAATAAAGGCGTTCAAAGCGTGCGGACATATTACCGACACGGAGCTTGAGATTGTCGAAAAATACTACGCCAGCGAACGCGCCAAGGGTGAAGAAGGGCCAAATCGCGGAATACATCGAAAGGACTTAGGCACATTCCTAAACAACTGGCGAGGCGAGCTAGACCGCGCGACGGCATTTGCCAGCAAGACGCCGAAAGGATGGGCGCAAGACCAAACAATTAAACCGAAAGAATTATGAGCACACTTCAACCACTGACATTCCATCACACATTCAAAAGCGGGCGAACCATATCGCTTTTAGTTCAACGCATCGCGGGCGCTATTCCGAAAATAACAGCATCGCGCAGAGTAGATGTCAGCGAATTGAAGGAATATCGAGATTGGGTTGCCATAGTAGTGAATGAAATCAACTCCACAATGACGATAGAAGAGCTTTGCGCGGCGGCTGAATACGCGCTGAAAAATAAACCCAAAGAATGCGATGGGTTGATTCAATCAGCACTAAATCAAAATCCAAGACTATGAGCGAAATACAAGACGCGCCTCCACCGCACACGGGCGAGCTTGGCATAGTCGAAGCCGTCGAAAAGCTGCTTGCCAGCATTGAGCCGAAAAGCGCGGAAGCTATGAGGGACTACGATTTTGCGACCTACATCGCGCCTCAACTTGCGCGCTTTGGCTTTGAAGAACGCTATCGCCGTGATGGGCTTTGCGACGGGACGGATGAGCGGTGCAAGCTGCAACGGGACAAGCTGGCCAAGCTCACGAACACATTGCAAGGCAAGGGCGCAATCGTCGCGCTTGTGGGGCCGCGAGGCACGGGCAAAACCTACATCGCCAGTCAATTCGTCATTGACCGACTATGGACTGAGCACGGCACGCCGCGATGCACTTGGTCACATTACACGAAGCTGACAACGCTAGTCGCCAAGCTAAAGGCGTTCTATGGAGACTTTGGCACGATTGAAATGGATCGGCTTGAACAGTATCGCGTTTTTCTCACGCAATCCCTAGACCTGCTCATCATAGACGAACTCCACGAAGTTGCCGACGATAGCAGACACAAAGACCGCATACTGTCTGATATATTGGACGCACGTTATTCCGCGAAGAAAGACACGCTCTTAATCAGCAATCAGTCAGCGGAAGAGTTTGCGCGGACAACTAACCCGTCCATCCTTTCGAGACTGAACGAACACGGCGGAATCATTTCTTGCGCGTGGGAAAGCTTTCGAGATAAACCAGCGATATGACAAAAACCTCCGTATCAATGCCAGCCGACTTGCTCGCGTGGACTCACGCCGAGGCGCGCAAACGCGACTCTTCCGCATCGCGCCTCATTTGCGACCTGATTGAACTTGAGCGCAGGGCATCGGTTTTCGTAAGACTTGAAGCAGTCGAAAAGAAAGTTAGAGAACTAGAAAAGAAAACACTATGAACACACCACGAACAGACGCATTATTAAACTGTCCCGGCAATGACCCGTATGAGACGGGATGGATTGAACACGCCCGCCGACTCGAAACCGAACTGGCCGAAGTCGCGAAGGAACTAGCCGCGCTTAAAAAGGACTATGACGTTGTTAAACCAGCGTGGAGAAAGGCGAGCGAAGAACGCGACGAACTGAAAGCAACGCTATCCGATCCCGTAGCAGTGCGCGTAAATCTACTGCGAGGAACCATTGCCAAACCAGCGGACTTGCACTTTGAACATGATGAGCATGGTTTGATCGCTGGACTAAAAGCCAAGCTCGAAAAGTGCAGGACGGCAATGATAGAGACGCTGGCGGAGTGTGCATCGCTACCTAATTTTGTTGTCAAAAAACTTAGCGAAGCCCTCGACCAAACAAAATGAGCGCGTTCAAAATCATTTACGACTACGCCAGATTCCCAAAGCGACAAAAGCGCGAAGATGGAACTTATGGTTGCCGTGGTTGCGGCGGAAATATACCCAAAGGGCGTAAGTCGTGGTGCTCAAATAAGTGCTGCGATACATTCGAGCCATCTCGCGTTATTCATGCCGTGAAGCTGCGAGACAAGGGAATCTGCCAGATGTGCAGCTTCGACATTGAGGCAGCGCTCAAGGCGTGGCAGCACAGGTATTGGGAGAGGAGCAGGCAGTCGAGCCAGGACTACCACACATGGCAGGAATGGAAAACCGCAAACCCGAAGCCGCCCAAGGCGAACTACGATCACATCATCCCGTTTTGCGAGGGAGGAATGACAATCTTGGATAACATGAGGACGCTTTGCGAACCGTGTCACAAAGAGC